ATGGATTGGTGCGTGGCGAACCTGAAAATTGAACCAACGGCGACCGCTATCAGAGCAACCAAACAGAATGCTGGCGACGCAAAGATAGACCCCGCGATGGCGATGTTTGACGCCGCAACGGCCATGAGCCGAAATCCGGCTGCCCTAAACAGCGGAACAATCGACCAGTATTTCGCTAGTCTCGGAGGCGAAAATTGAACTTTCTTAAAAAAATGTGGAACGGAATTTTCGCGCCGTCTAGCTCAACACTTCAAAGCCCCACTGGATGGACGGCACCCAGTTCGGCAGGACTTATCGTTTCGGACACTTCCCTACTCGGGCTTTCGGCTGCATGGCGCTGCATTTCTTTGCTTGCTGGAACGATCGCATCTTTACCGATTACGTTATACCGTGAGAATAGCAAAGGAATTCCCGAAAAATACACCCAGCACAGCCTGTATAACGTACTGAAAATTGACCCAAATGCCGATCAGACCGCTTTTGATTTTTGGCACTTTTTATCCAGTTCGTTGGAAATGCGAGGGAATGCGTACGCACGAATTACACGCAACTCAATCAACCAGATTGTCGCATTAACGCCGATCAACCCCGCATGCATTAGTGTAGAGAGGGAAGCGGATGGCGCCCTCAAATACCGTTGGTCAGAAAACGGTAAATATTACGACGGCAGTGATGACGTTATTTTCCATATCCGAGGATTTGGTGGCGACCCGCTCGGCGGGCTTTCACCTTTGACTATCGGTCGAAATGTGTTCGGCGTGGCGCTTGCAGCCGATGCAACGGCTGGCGATATGTTCAAAAATGGGTTGAAGCCGACAGGTGTTTTGAATTTTAACACTTGGCTGACAAGCGAGCAGCGAGAAATCGCAAAACGTGAGCTCGCCGATAAAATTGGCGTTGGCAATGGTGGAAAGCCGCTTATTCTGGAAGGCGGGACATCTTGGCAGAACATAACGCTTTCGCCGGAAGACGCACAAATGTTGCAAAGTCGTGCGTTTTCAGTTGAGGAAATATGCCGCATGTTTGGAGTGCCGCCGCATATGGTAGGACACACAGAAAAAACAACAAGCTGGGGCAGCGGGCTAGAACAGCAAACACTCGCATTTCTACAGTTCACACTGCGAGAGCGACTGAAACGTATTGAGCAAGCTATCAACAAGCAGCTTTTAACAAGAGAAGAACGGCAAAATGGCGTTTATGTGTCGTTCAATCTCGAAAGCCTTTTACGCGCTGACAGCCAAGGCCGAGCTAAGTTTTACCAGTCGATGATAATGATCGGCGCGATGACGATCAATGAAGTGCGCCGCCTCGAAAATCTGCCACCGGTGGACGGTGGCGATACGCCCCGAATTCAAATGCAAAATGTTCCTATCACTGATGCCGACAACGCCGTTATTCGCGACGAAGTCGAAAAAGCCTTGCGAGAAAATCAATGAAAACCAAAGAATTTCGCTTAGACATTAAAAATCTGGCCGAAGACGGTACGTTTGAAGGCTATGGCTCGATTTTTGGCAACGTCGATTGTTATAGAGAGTCCGTTGTCAAAGGCGCGTTTTCAAAATCGCTTAAAAAACATGAGCAAGACAACAACCCCGTTCTGATGCTTTGGCAACACAGTTGGGAAGACCCGATTGGCGTGTGGAAAGAGCTTAAAGAAGATGATCGTGGACTTTATGGCGTTGGTGAAATCAATCTCGACGTACAAAAAGGCCGAGAAGCCTATTCGCTGATGAAACAGCGTGCTTTGACCGGTCTGTCGATTGGTTACAAGGAAGTAAAATATACAGACAACGCCGAGGTACGGTTGTTGGAAGAGATAGACCTATACGAAATCTCGCCGGTAACCTTCCCAGCTAACGAAGAAGCCCGCATTTCTTCCGTTAAATCGGCTGAACGATTTCAACAATTTTGTAAACGTTTATCTGCTGGTGATCCTGCACCAGCAAAAGAATTTGAAGATGTCCTGCGAGAGGCAGGCATACCAAAAAGCATGGCTACACGGATTGCCTCGGTTGGCTATGCGAAGGCTATTCGGAGCGAGTCCGAGAGCGAGCAAAAGGCAGAAGAAGCCGTCGCTTTTCTGAAAGCGTTACGCGGCTAATTAACTTATTAAAACATGAAAGGATTCGCTATGAGCGATCTTGAAACAAAGAGCGCCGAGGTGCTCGCGCGCGAAATTAAGGAAGAATTTAATAAAAAATTTGATGCGGTCAAAGAAATTGCTGAAAAAGCGCTTGCCACGACCGATGGATTGTCCAAGTCAGAAAAGGAAAAAGCAGACGAAGCTCTTACAGAGATGAACAAAGCCAAGGCACGGCTGGATGATCTCGAGCAGAAATTGGCACGGGCACCCGCTGCACATGAGGCAGAAAAATCAATCGGTCAACGTTTCGCCGAAAGCGACGGAATTAAATCATTTCTATCACAAAAATCGAGCAGCGCGAAATTTGCGATGCATTTTAAGGCCGATATTACAACGGCGAATACCGGTGCTGACGGCAATGTCGGAGCGGCTATTATCCCTAACTACCAGCAGGGCATTCAAAAGCAGCCAGAACAAAAACTGGTAATCCGGGACTTGATCACGCCTGGCACGACTGACTCGCCGCTCGTTCCGTTTACTCGCGAGACCGGTTTCACGAACAATGCCGCGATTGTTAAAGAGGGAGAAGCAAAGCCTCAATCCGACTTTAAGTTTGAAGACGTCAACGTCGT